CTATTTTATATTAAATTTACTAAGATGGTAAGATAAATATAGGGTAAAAATAAAATAGTGAGATCTCACTATGAGTTCTCAGAAGGTTTTAAACTTATCTTACCCTACCATCGTACCCGAATATTTTTATTATTATTTTAATTAATATATAAATTATTTTCTATTTGTATATTATATACAAATGAATTATAAGAAAAAATTAAATAACGAGTGCGAACATATATATATTAGCGGTATAAAATGCACCAAAAAAACTAAAAACGGCGATCGCTGTTCGCTACATATACAAAGACAGACATATAAAAAGTGTATTTTATGCGATGGGCTGACATATTCAAAAACTAATTTATGTCAATATCATAGGACGGGGAAAAAAAAAGAATAGATTTTTTTACATCAAATAATAAAAAACATATAGGATTTTTTATTATTTTCACAAATAATATTTTTTTTTTCTAAACCTATAATATATTAAAATAAAAATGTCGTCTTTTAAACTCTATCCCATACAAAGCTTTAAATACTATGTAGACAAAACATGGACACCAGAACAGAAAAAAGCAAAATTTAACGAAATTAAAGACGATAAAGAACAAATATTTAAAACTGTTAGACAAACAGTAAAAGCGCTACAAACTGATAAATATTACAATTTTTATATCGAACCAAACGGCACATATATATTATTTGGTGATATTGATAAATGCACCATAAATTTTAATATTATATCAGATTTATTAATTTTGTTTTTAGATGAGCATTATGACAAACATATAAGCGCCGATGATATTAAATACACCTCTAATGATGGGAAAGCGGGGTCGTATCATTATTCTATACCGCTATTTTATGCCACTACATCAGATTTAAAAAAGTTTCATGAACATTTTATACAGTACGCAAACCGAAAACAAATAAAAGGCGATGACGATATAATAATAAATATGAGTAAATATATTGATTTATCTATATATGCGGGTCATTGGTTTAGGTGTCCTAATCAAAGCAAAGGGAAAACCCAAAGTCCCGCCGAATCATCTAAACACATAATAATTAAAGGAGAAATGAAAGATTTTATAATAAATAATATATCTACAGATGCCGAAGAGTTAAACGAATCATTATATAAAATGAGTAGTGAAGAGAAAGAAGAAGCCGACAGAAAAACGCAACGCAAAGCACCTAAACAAATTAATAACCCTTTCACAAGCAAAGCGAAAACAGATAAAAGCGAAGATGGTGAAAATATCGACATCCCTAAAATTGAAATAGACGAGTTGAATATTATTTTATCAAAGTTAGATCCGTTGAACTTTACGGAAGATTATGCGAAATGGTTTAAACTAATGACAACCGTAAAAAACTGCACTGATAAGCCTTTAAAAGCTTTAAATGAGTTTATCGCCTTTTGTTCTACAATGAATAATTTTAACGAAGATGAAATTTTAAGCAAATGGGAGACAATACAACGGGGCACAACTAATAAATACAGCCTATATAAATTTTTAAAAGAAGATAAAAAGGCGGTAGAAAAAATACTAAGTTATTTTGATAGTAATAAATTTATGAGGCTTGATTCATTAGCGGATAAATTAGAATATTTTGACAATTATCACGGAATGATAACAGAAACAAATAGATATTATAAAACAGAATACAACAAGAACGGATCGGCGATTCAGTCGGCAGACTACGACAGACGACACTTTCATAACTTATACGAGCATTTAAAATATATGAACACGAAGAACCAGCCAGCAAAATTTATAAGTGTCTGGTTTGGTTCACCTAAAAATTCATATTTAAACGTGTCTTATAATCCTTCAATAAGGAACAGACGATCGGCACAATATTTAAAACTCGTTCCAGATTTTGATTTTCAACCAGATGACAATTTAATTAAATATGTAGTTGAGGACACACCGCCCGAAGCGGTGGAAGATTTTAAAATGATACATGACCACATGAAAAATATTATATGTAATAGTGACCCTAAATTATATAATTATCTTTTTAACTGGCTTGCGCACGTGGTGCAATTTCCGAACGTAAAGACTCGCGTATCTTTGGGAATTCTTGGAGAACAAGGAGCAGGGAAATCAATAATATTTAATATGCTTATGGGGCGCGTAATCGGCACGAGTTATTATACGCGTATAACACAATTAAAAGGGCTTGACGACTTCAACAGCACTTTGTTACATAAATCTTATTTAGTGTTTGATGAAATAGAAAAAGCGGGCATAGGCCATAAATTGGCGGATTTTCTTAAATCATTAGTGACGGAAGATCATGATACCATTAACAAAAAAGGCGTTGACCGATTTGACGCATATTTATTTAATAATAATGTGTTTTTATCTAATAATGATATGTTTTTAAAGATTGAAAAAAATGATCGCCGATATTGTATACTAAAATCAAGTGATAAAAAGATAAAGCAAAACACAGACGATTTAACATATTTTCCGCGTATGGTAAAATTAATCAAAAATGATGACATTATATACAAGTTTGTTAACTGGTTGCACTCGATCGATCTTGATAATTTTGACTTAACTTTATTTCCAGAAACTGAAGCGAAAGAAGATATGCGGGAGGTTGACATTATCGACGAGTTTTTAAAATGTCATGCGCATGATATGAGTAAGATGATGAAGGCCAACGCCTTATTTTTAGAGTTTGATGAGTGGACTAAACATTCAAAATTACCGCATATATATAACTCGATCACATTTGGCAAAAAAATAAAGCATTATCTCGGCGAACCAGTTAAAAAAGTTCATAACGTTGCGATATATAATATCGAAACATATTTAAAAAGTATTACAACTTCAGAAGATACAGAAGAAGATGACGAAGAAAATATACTCAGATAGGGCTTAATATGGTTAACATTCTTTTAATTTGCGATGGGTAAAACCTTATATTACCGTCTTTATTTTTGCGTTCTAATCTTATTAACTCATCACATATATTTTTATATGTCTTGTGTTTTGGTTTTCCGTTTCTTAATTCGACGTCCTGGCGCAACTCTCGGGCGATGTTAATTGTTTGCTGTTCTTCTTCATGGTCTTCTAATAAACACGCGGAACCCTCGGCGAGTTGCTTACCAAAAGGGATCGAGCCCGTCCGTTCTCCTTTTGCTTTTTTATTTTGTAGCACTTCCCGAGTACGTTCTTTTATTATATCTCGTTCTAATTCTGATATAATAGAAAGTAAATTTAATGTAAATTTGCCGTATGTTGTCTTTGTGTTTATTTCTGGATTGATTATAAATATCTCATAGCTTCTTTTATTAAAGAGATCCATCAATAAAATAAAATCTTTTATTGAACGACTTAGCCTATCTATTTTACATACAATTAAGCCCGTTGCGTTTCCTGCTTGTAAGTTTAATAATATTTTGTGCATCTCTGGACGTTGGGCGGGTGGAATGCCCCCCGACACACCCAGATCGCTAAATATATTTAATAATTCAATATTGTGAGACTTGGCAAAATCTTTTATTTTATTAGTTTGAGTGTCGATACTGTCGCCCATTTCAGCTTGTTCAAGTGTTGATACTCTTGTGTAGCCATATGCCTTAATCATTATTTTATATATATATATATAACACTATATATAAAATTTAACGAACCTTAAAAAAGAATTATTTAATATTAGATAATACTGCGCTTATTACTTTATCAATATCAACCGAATTTTTAATTCCTGCCTCTATTTTTCGAACTACTCGCTCTTCAATATCGTTTATTATATTACTTATTACCGTATTTTTTATTTTATCTGCTCGGTTACCTTCTTTTAATTGTTTTGTGATTTCTGCTGAAAGGTTTGCAACAAATCCGATCGGATTGATTGTGCTAAAATCAATATTTAAAAGTTCTTCTGTGTCTTCAGTCATACTTTTTTTAATATGTTGTATTTCTTCATATGCTTCTCTTTGTTTTTTAAATGGGTCTATGTCGTCGTCTGATGTAATTATAAGGATATCGGGGGGTAATTTCTTTTCAGCTTCCCTTTTTGCTTCTCTCTTGGCTTTGGCAAATTGTTGCTTTTTTACTTCTTTCAATATTAATTTATCAGTTTTCGGGGTTGGTGCTCTTTTTGGGTTCATCTTGTTTATTTTATCTGTGGTGGTTTCTGGGTCGTATTCAGTGTCAGACATTCTTATATATATATAATAAGATTAGAAAATAATTTTATGTAACGATTAAAAAATAACTATATGTTATTTAATATCGTTTTGTTATTTTCTCTATAATTAATACCTTAAAAATAAAAAAGGCATAAGCCAAGCTATATAAATAAATAACGGTTATTTTATAACGTAACGGGGCTTAAATTGGTTGGCGTTATATTTAACTAACGGTCGATATGTTAAATCTCAACCGTTAAATATTAATATATAACTCTATTTCAAAAAGTGAAAGAGGCAGAAAAAATTTATTGTATTGGTCGACATCACACAATGCAAATAAATGATAAATGTATATATATATGTACATTTAATTTAAGCGATGCATAATATTAAAAATTATTTTTTGGCTTTCGGGTCGGTTGGTGGGTTGTAATCATCTGACCCGCTTGAATCTTCTAAAGCTTTAAAAAGCTTTATAAGTTTATTTAAGCGTTTATTAATTCGTTCTACTTCTTTAAATAATGTGTTTAAGTCTTTTCGGGCTTTTTTATCGTCTTCACTCGGCATCGTATATATGTTTAATATTAGATATTATTAAATGTACTGTGCTTTTTTTAGTTCTGGCGTATAGTTTCTTATATCCGCATATAATAAAATCTTGAAATAAATAATTAATAATAGCGTTAGAGGCTAAAATTAAAATTACTTTACATTTACAAGTTTTTAAATATTTTAGTATATATATATACATTTTTGTGCCATCAATGCGCATATTATTTTCATCTGTTCCGTAATATGCGTAATCTCGGTTACTGCTGTCAAAGTAAGGCGGGTCAAGAAATAATAAGCTATGTATATTAGTTTTATGCTCTTTCAGTAATATTTTATAATCGTTATTTGTTATTATCGCTTTTTTAAAAAATGCGTTTAAATCTTCACGGGGTGCACATTTTGCCAATTTTCGCGTCGTTGGGTACATGCCATAACACATTGACGATATACGCTTCATATAAAATTTATCGTACATTGTTTTATTACTTTTTTTTTTAATTTCGTCAAATTGGTCACGCTCTTTATTTTCGTTATAATACTCTACGAATTTATAATCGCCTACCCTTTTAACTTCTTTTAAAAAGGTTATTAAATCTTTATCAGTATCATTAATAAAATAATTTTGTCCTATGTCATGGCAAAAGCAATAATTACTAAAAGACGCAGAACCGCAGAAAGGCTCAACAATATTTACGATATTAAGCCCTTTTATTATTTCAAAATCAATATATTTAAGTTCTGCCCGTTTATTCCCAACATATGGATAAAAAAATGTACTCATTTATATTACAGTATGTTATTTTTATTATATATATTTAATATATATAATAAATAAAGCTAATGAATATTTTGTATAAAATATGTGATAGGTGTACCCACGGAATTATAATACATCCGGTTGTTAAATATTATTTAAACAATGAAGAAGTATGCATATATTGCGGTAATCAACTATACGCTGACGGAGTATATTATATGCAGACGCAATACGATGGAATAACAAAATATTATTTTTATAATAATTATGTATCATAATATATATATATAATGCCAACCAAAGAAGAGCAAAAAAAAAACCTTGAATATATTATTAATCAAGAAGGTGCAACGGGTAGCGGGTTTTTATCCGACATAGCTAAAACTACTTTTAAACTGTTAGCCAATTCATACAGAAGCCGATATTGTGACGGAAAAGCGCGTCCACTACAATTTGGAGAACTTCATCTCCCCTGCCATAACTTTACGGGACCAGGTACAAATATAAGATCGTCTGCAGTTAGGAATATGAAACCATATAACAATATTGACGCGCAAGCAAAAAAGCACGATATCGCATATTATAACGCTTCATTTATGACTAATAGGGACGCTATACGGCAAGCCATTAAAAAAGCAGACCAGGACTTCATTAAAAATATTGAACCATATAAAAGTGAATCGGGATACAAAATGGGAAAAGCAGGAATTGAAGGGAAAATGCAATTAACCAAATTAATGCCCCGCTTAGCCACTTTTATATTGGGAAAGAACCTTACAGGAGGAAAATATAAAAAGGTTTCTTTTAATAGTATGTAATTTATCTTATTTCGGCCAAAAAAAATATATATACCTAAATATATATATATATATGAATTTTGTATTGAATTATAAGAGCGGGTCGCCTATTGCAATCATTAAAGGGGGGAAAAACAACGGTAAAATAATATATTGGTGTGATAAAGATAAATTAATATGTGATGAAAAGAAAGAAAATTTTGAAAAAGACAACAATATTATACATAAATGTACGTGTAATAATATAATAAATGATGATGAGGATGAGATATTGGGACTTAATTTTTATAAGCATGTAGGAAAAAGGGACAATTACACAACCATAAACAAACTAAGAGAACATATTAAAAACCGAGACGCGCCAGATGCACATACAAAAATGGGATATTTATATAAAAAAGGCTTACAGGAAATTGACCAACGACAAAATAAAGAAATTATCATAAGTGACGGGGGATTATATCCCCTATTTAATATAAATATGGATCGGGAGGTTTTTTATATATCAGGGATGGGCGGAAGTGGTAAAAGCACTTACATAAGTTATTTAATGAAGGCTTATAACTTATTATACCCAGATAATAATATATATTTGTTCTCAAACAAAACAGAGGACGACGCCTTTAAAAATCGCCGATTCGTTAGGATAGAAATGAATGAAGAAATAGTAGATAAACCGATCGAACTGACTGAACTTAAAAACAGTTTTGTTATATTTGATGATTACGAATATAATATTGTCAAGTCAGTTGAACAAGCACTTTTAAAACTAAGTAATTTAATATTAAATCAGGGAAGGTCATATAAAATAAATTTCGCTTTCGTATCGCATCTTACAAACAATTACACTAAAACTAAAAATATATTAGCGGAAATGAATAATATTACAATATTTCCCTGTATGACGTCCGCATATAGTCTCGATTATTTATTAAAGCGTTATTTCGGATTCTCCAAAGAACAAATATATAAAATTATTCATCTACCTTCAAGATGGGTAACGATTTATAAATGTCCTTTTATCGTTCTTTATTCAAATGGTGTATATATTGTTTAATATAGTGCACAATATTATAATATACTATTAATTTATATATGGATAAATTAATTCACAAATCATTAAGCGACCACGATATTTATAAATATCTAAATGAAAAATGCAACATCGTGTTGTACTCGGATTTAAAAACATTTAATAATATCGATGATGTATTAGGAAAATATAAAAAATGTGTTATACTCTACCAAAGCGGGATTAATTATGGGCACTGGACATGCATATTTAAAAATAAAACACCGAACACAATATTTTTTTTTGATTCTTATGGTATCATACTCGATCATGAAAATAAAAACGTATCTAAAAATATAAGGGACGCCTTACATATATATAAAAATTATCTTTCCGAATTAATATTAAAAACAAAATATAAAATTGATTATAATCAATTTCAATTTCAGCAATATAAGACCGGTTATAATACTTGTGGCCGTTGGGTTTGTTGGAGGTTAAAACATTCCGATAAATCTACCGACGAATTTTATGAAGATTTTAAGCCCTTTAAAAATAAAGATTGTATTATAACATTACTAACTAATCAAATTAAATAATATATACATCTAATTATATATATAACATCATGAACAACGAGCACATATACCATACAATTAAGGTTTCTAACTTTGAAAAATACACCAACAGTAATAAGAGCATACCCGCACAAATTTATGAGAGTACCCCAAAATTAATAAAAAGACAAAGCGACTATAAAATGAGCGTTACTAATTTTTCTATGCTATTTCAACTTCCTATTATGGTATGTCCTATCGTTGAAAATCTCGCAAATACTGACCCAGACGCCACTATATTCGGAGTATGTCTCTCTTATGTGGGTAATGATTACCCCACAAGAATTTCATATATTAATGATAATGGGACACCATCACCCGCGGTTTTACCACCAAGCGCAAACAATGGGACCCAAGATTTAAGAGGATTTTATTATAATATATATTATTTTGAAACGTTCATAAAAATGGTTAATAATGCGCTATTAGCGTCATATACTGCATTTAATGCCGCTCATGGGGGTGTACATGCAAGCGCGCCATATTATATATATAATCCAGATTCGGGCCTATTCTCTTTAATTTCTGAGTTTTCATACAGTTTAATAGGCGCGTGCACTATTCATCATAATCAGCAGTTAAACCGCCTTTTCGATAATATACGAATTTTTTTTAATGGATTTGATCAGGCAAACTTTAAGGATTACACCTTATTAATAGAAAATAGAAACAATACTAACGCGTACGCATTAAAGGGAGCCACGATACCAGTACCCCCGCTTAATCCAGCATATCTGCAAATGGAGCAAGAATTCGACAGTAGGTACTCTTTTACTAATATTAAAAGCGTTTTAATAACTACTACAATAAATATAAGACAAGAAGTAGTGCCCCAAGAAGAAATTATTAACGCGTTCACCCCGCCATCACGTGGGGTGCTCACTTATTTTGATATTAATTACACAACTGAGGGAGGATGGAGGCAACCTATATTTTATGTACCTAAAATTTACAAGTGGATCGACTTATTAAGCACAGACGATTTAAACTCATTTGCAGTTGGGGCAGAGATTATATTATTTTCTGGTAAAGTACTCCCCCTAAATGTTCCCATAAACTCTTGTGCCAGTATTAAATTACTATTTGAAAAAAAATAAAAAATATGATATTATTATATAAATAACAATGGTATACAGATTATTACAAAATGAAAGGCAACCTGATTTAAATTTAAGGGCAGAGAGTTTATACTTATATGGATCGTTAACCGTCGAAGGGTCAATAACTAACCCCCAACTATCTATTGATATGAATCAGGATGGATCATACGCAGAGATACCAAATACGACCGAAGGTAATATAATATTAAAAGTGTCCAACGATGCAGGTAATAAGCGAAGCATTTTTATATTATGTAGCGACGGAGTGGGCGACGTCGGCTCATTTATTTGCTGTCGAATAGGTACATCGCTCATAAATTTTGTATGGAATGCTGGAGAAAATATTAAAATACATTACGAAACCCCATTCGGAACGGGTCTCGATAAAATTAATTATCGAATATTGGAGTTATAACCCTTTTTAGTTAAAATTGAATTCAATTTTATTATTCAGTTATAATAAAATTATATAATCTTATTATATATCATAATCAAAAATGTCACAGCCTAATGTTTTTAATAAAAATGTATTAGTTAGCGGAAGTTTAGAGGCGACAACCCTTACCGATGGTACAGCGTCTTTGACGTCTGGGGCATGGTCGACCGTTACATCAGTAGGATGCGAAAGTGTCACCGCGTCGATGATAGTTGAGGGGCTTGAATTGTCTGACGGTATAGCATCTTTAACCCTTGGCGCTTTGTCTGGTGTTACAACAATTGATTGCGCATCGATTATTGCAACTGGAAATATTAACGCCGACAACTTCACGGGCGATGGTTCAGCCCTAACAGGTATTACAGTACCTAATATCGTAAATGCAAGCGATAGGACAATATCTAATGATGGGGTAACTAATACTGCTACATCCTTTTTAATAGGAGGTGCAGGCCAGTTATTTGTTCAAATGAACACAGGAGACGATGCGACAAGTGTATTTACTATCGCTAATGGTAATATAACCGATCATAGCGACCAAGGCACAACCAGTGGTACTCAATTGATTTGTCAAGAGGGTATGACATATTACGAAATTGCATATTATGCACCTTGGGGGACAGAAACTGACGATATTGCATGCAAAATGACCGAAATTAAAATTGTATAAGCACTGATTTTAAAAACATATAAATAATAATAAATTATTGAATGAATCAATATATATATAATGAAAAATAAAAATATAATGTAATTATATATATAATAAATGAGTATTACAAAACTACTAAACGTAACTAACAGAGAAAGCGACCGAACTATTAGAGTCGAGACTCTACAAGTCGATGGCGCCGTACAATTGGGCGGGGTTGCCGACTTTTTTGAACAAGTCGTTGTAGCAGATTATTTTGTCGGCGTCGGTACGGGAGGATATACAGCCGTATCAGAAGTCGTTAATGTTACTTTTACTAAAATTGGTGGTGTTGTGTTTGTATCAATTCCAGATTTTACGATTGACGCAGGCACAACAAAAAGCGTTGACGTAGGGTACTTTAATGGGGCAATTCCCGATAAATTTAACGGAATTGTATACCCGCTGGCCGAAATAACAGGTTTTACGAATTCGACCAACCCCGCAGCAGATTACCACGCAATAAAATTTGTATTTAGTCCCAATACACTTTCTAATCAACTAAATTTTACGGTAGTTGATTCAACCCCCGCATATTTTGAAGATGGGGTTGTGACGGTTCATCAAGTGTGTCTCACTGGGAATATGTTTTAAATAAACGTATCGTAGAATGTATTTTTAAATGTATTTTTATAAATGAAATAAATAATTATTTTATCTTAATGACAAAATAATTAATAATTAATAGTGTAATAAATTATACTAATTTAAATAGTTTGTTATTGCTTATTCTGATTCATATTCCATATTTCGGAGTAAATGTGCTCTGTCAAGCATTTCGCCACCTTTTGATTTATTTGCTTTGCAAATTTTCTTAGTACCCGTAGGGCATCTATATTGTGGTATTTTCTTTCGACTACTCTTCTTTTTTGGGGGCGCTTTCTTAATACTAATAATATTAAGGTCTTTTCCTTGCTCCTTAATATATGTTTCATATTTTAATTTTCTCTCTTTTTCTGCGCTAGTTAGATCCTTTTTTTTTGCAAGTTTTCCCAACAGTCCTTTATATGCTCCAATTTTAGATCCCTTCCCCCCGCGCATTCCATCGGCCATCGCGCCTCCTCTGTATTCAAGCCCATCTCCACAAACCCGGCGAACATAGGGCATCGACTTGCGGACAATATCACAAGATGAATTTTTAAAATCCTTAAATTTATCCCAAATGTTACCCCCGTATATATTATTTTCTGGTTCCGCGAATGTAATTTCGCCAGATTTTCGCGCATTCATGACCATATCAGAAGTCACGATTGAATCATGCACAGATAAAAAGCCTTTGCGAGTGTCGACGATTGCTAAGCCTTCATATACAAAGATAGTGACCAATTCATAATTAATATTATTGGATACGCTGGGATTTGTAATTGTGGCAGTGATTCTAAATTGATTAGTGCTAATCATTCCCGAAGATACGTGCTCGGGTAAATTTAAATCTGCCGTTGTTATACAAATAGGGGCAGACGATAGACTGACACGGCTTGTGTCAAACGTTTGAGTTCTTCCCCCAAACTGTGTGTAAGACATATCTAAACCATTTTTATTACAAATTTGATATATTTGCTCATCTGTGGCTGTTCCAAATTGCGACGATGTAAAATAATTAATCTGCAAATTACTCATAATAGCGAATGTGTCCGTAGTTGCATATGATTGCTCGGTTGATTTTCTCTGAGCATAAATATAAATTGCTTTGGGGATCGTGCCGAGATTGATACTATCCGCAATAATAGTTCGAGATGCTAACGAATTAAGAGTCGGCGGGATATCTTGGCTAAGAACCTCAGTTTTATAATATTCATAATAGATTTTTTCGGGCATTTGATAAAAATCAGATGGGGGAGCGTCCATATAATTAATAAGCAATTGGGGCGCATTAACAATTGATGTTGTCACGTCACTTATAACAGAAGCCCCAGTAGAATGGCTCCATATATTATTTAGTCCCTCTGACTTAAAAGTGAATGTCAGGGCAATATTTTTAATACCAGTTAGCGCGGGTTCTTGTGCTGATGAATACACAAAAGGAGATAAGAATATAGGCTCAACAACGGTAACACCCACTGTCGCTGTGAATGGTACAGCGGCATCGGTTGAAATTGGATTTACAAACGATGTATAATACATCCCTCCACGACCCATTTTAAACGGGCTCGAATCTTTGAAACACGCCAAAGGATTATTGGAAGTGTTTATTCCCTCAAAATATTCTTGATTAACATCTAAAAATGACGGACACATACTTAAATCATAATTCATTAAATCAAAATTAGTATTATAGCGAAGTAGTGCTTTTATTGCTTTTGAGTAATCATTACATGAAATCTCATTTGATCCCATATTTAAGGATACGTTCTGAGTGGCGGAAGTAATAGGGAAGGCTCTCAACGCTCCATAACCATCGGCGATAAGCCGTGATCCAACGGGGGCTGTACCCGTAATTACTATATTAAAATTAATCTTCTGATATATACGCCTATCTATTAAAGAGGTGCTTGAACGTGTATTAAATTTATATTGTACATTGGTAGTGCTGTATGTATTTGCGTTTTCTTGCTCGTAGGCTGAATTACTAACACCCTTATATATGGACCACTCTAAATTATTTTTATTGTTGGCATATTTCATACATTTTAAGCGGGGGTCCAGTTTGTTAACGGTTTTTAGGTCGGTTTCGTAATCTGTCATGATTTATTATATATATATAATTATGTTATATATTATTTTTTATTATTATGATATTAATTAAAATTTTAATATGTAGTTATATATATATATAACATAATGAAGAAATACGGAACGCGTAAGCAAGTTAAAGATGGCCTCGCTGAAAAGTTAGATAAAGGTAATCGAGAGGAAGTGTACAATGGGCTCGCAAGAGCAACTTCATCGGGACTTACAAAAAAAATGTTTATTTTAGATAACGGGAAATTAAAAACCCAAAAAGAGATAAACCGCAATATAGAAATGAAGAAGTGTGTATCTATGTGTCATAAAAAAACCCCCGTTCCCTATAACATTATAAAAGAGGATAATATTGAAAATTTTGTTCTAAGAGATGGAGAAAAATCTGTTATAAGAGATAAAAAAAAACAACCTATTAAGCAACAATTAGTGAAATCTTCATCATCAAAATGCTTAAAGTGTTCGGGATATGTATACGATGGTATTTACAAAATAAAATGCAATCCATGTTCTTCAGAGGAGGAGAATCGTTTCAAAAAATATTTAAAAAAAGCAGGATACAATATTACGGGGGGAGAGATACAGCAATTAAAACAAATTTATGGCGATGGTATCATAAGTGATATTTTAAGTAATTTCGGGCTTGGATATAGTGCCGTAGGCAAAGGAAAAATGAAGGGGGGTGACATTTTCGGGGATATTTTTGATAAAATTAAACAAGTAATCCCCGCGGTAATTTCACTGGCTCCACTTATTGCGAAAATGGTTTAAATACAATTTAATTTTATCATAAAATTAATATATATAATGATATATATTATATATAATAATTTTATGGGATCCTGTATGGCAAAATGTAAAAGAAACTATAAAAAAGATATAGTGAAAGAACATACCGAAAAAATAAATAATACTCTCGTATTACAAGATATACAACGCGAACACGTTGAAGACGTGTGGAACGTTTCTGCGTCTGGATCTAATCCAAGCCTCGACAAATAATATATAATATGTTAATATATTCTAATAATTGGGCACAATCGCGACAAATATATATTAATTTGTTGTTAATCACTTCATAATTATATTTTTTAAAGTGCGTAGGATGTCTTTTTTTACATCTATTACACAATAATTTTATATTTTTTCTCATGAGCATATATATATATGTATATATATATGTCAAGTTATTACGAACTACACAAAGCACATTTAAAAATTTATCAAAAAGCATATAACACCATACATAAAATAAAAATTAAAGAATATCAGCGAAATTACTATTTTAGAGTACTAAAACAAAAAAGAGATAATATAAAAAAACTTAAAAGTGATACGAGTAGTCCTTTATTGTTGGCAGTCTCATCATTTTATGATGTATCTGACGAAGTTATAATTGAATCACCTAAGAGAAAAACACCAAGCAAATTTATTATAATATTTAATTAAGTGATCCTACATAATCATACCCACATCTTACCTTCATCTTACCACCCATCTTACCCCACTAAAAAGTACATATACTACCTATTTTATATTAAATTTACTAAGATGGTAAGATAAATATAGGGTAAAAATAAAATAGTGAGATCTCACTAT